CCATGGAGTTTCAATGATTAGTTTTTGTAGGAAAATGGACATGTTATCTGCTCTCTCTTTGGAGGCAGATATGATCATAATTTTTCTTTCTGGATCGTTAAAGAGAGTCCAGAGGACGAAGGCTCCTGTGATCCACGACTTTCCAACGCCACGGAAAGCTTGGATTTGAAGACGCTTAGGGCCATTTTGAAGATAGTCTGCGATTGCATATTGGGCTCTTGTTGGAGAAGGTAAGTCAAGTTGGGACCATAGGGCTTGTAGGAATAGTTTAAAGTCTTGCTGTAAAGCGGTTAAGGGATTCATAGAGGATTACCAAATTCATCTAATCCTTCACCTGTTTCTGGGAAATCTCCCTCACCTCTTGTTGGTGGTACATCAGTATCTTCATCATATTTCTTTTGACTTTTACTCTTAGGTTTAGGTCTATTTTTCTTACCTAAATCCATTAATTGAGTTTGTGTTGGTCCTGATGGACTAAGACCTCTATCTTGTTTCGCTTGTGCTCCTGATACATCATCTTTAACAGCATCTGATAAAGCTCCCCAAGCTTGAGGATTATAGTGGTAATCTAGATGTCTCTTTATTTTAGCTTTGACATATTCTATTTGATCTGGAGATAATAAGTCGGTGTATTTATCCATATCTGCACCAGCATCTAAAGCTGCTACTTCTCCATAAGTCATATCGTCAAATGGATTATCTCCTTCCCGACCAGGCTGTTCTAATGCTTTTTGGTCTAATATTTCTCTTATTGCTTCGTTTCCGACTTGTATAGAGGACTGTCTAATTTCAGCATATTTTTTAATAGAAGGAATCCTTTCTTTAATGCTTAGTTCTCTAATATTGTCACCAAAATCACCTGTTATTTTTTCGTTATATTTACCAAGTTCATTATCTAGATATTGGTGAATAGATGCTACATCACTAGATTTCCCACTTCTATGAGCTTTAGCAAACATAGCCATTAAATTATCTGGATCATTACCAGTAGCTAAACCTGCTTTATATAATTCGGCTAGCATTTCAGGCCATTGTTCTCTCTTTAAACCTTCAAATAACTGAGAAACATGTCTTAGCGATGATATGTGATGTATTTCAATAGTAGATGGGTCTATACCGAAATCTTCTAATCCATCTAAAAAATCATTCACTAATATGTGCCGACTCTCTTTATAATTTTTATATACATAATTTGGATTAGATATACCAGATTTAATGTTTCTTCTTTGTGCTTTAGTTAAATGATCTGAATCAAGCATCTCTCTTAAACTAAATCTTACACCCTCTGGTATCCCTAGTTCATCAAATTTGGTATTCCAATATCTGTTTATATATACATCATCGGGTTCGCCTGGTAATGGTCGTATTGTAGATTGAAATGCATACTCCTCATTAGTAAATCCAGATTGTCCAACAAGACCTAACTGTTCGGCTGATAAAGATGGGTCATCCCCTTTAGGATATAGACCTTGTTGCTCTATCAACTTATCGAGACCTTGTTTATGTGTATTCTTGAATCTAGATAATTTAAGTACATTATCTACCTGGTTCATATTTGCATCAATAGATCCTTCTTTGTAGAATCCATGTGGGCTAGTTCTACGCTGGTTTATAATGGTAGGAATACCTTTAGTTAAAGCACCTACAGGAGCTAATTGTGATGGAGCTTGATTTACTAACCATGATGCAAAAGCATAATCAGACATATCGTTCCGTTTCTTACCAAACGGATAAGGTAGCTTTTCTCTCCAAGTTTCATTACTTAGATTTGATGGTATCACCTTCCCTTGTTCATCTCGTACAGTATGATAATAAAGATGACCGTCTCTTGTATACTTTGGTATAGGGTATCCAGCAAGATTAAGGTTTAAAGATTCTTTAAGTGTACCATCTTTATTATAATTAGCTTCTACTTGCTCAGGGCGTTGCTGCCACTCATGCTGGTAAGGATTTTCTATTTGATGTTGTGATACATTTGGAAAGAAATCCCAAATATCCCACCATTGATTAGGTGCTTGCGCTGCTTCTTCCTTAGAATATGCTTTCATACTTACTTCCTCTTTGCACCTCCTCTACCACGATTCGTCTTCCGACTCTCTGCTTTATAGGAGCCATCAGGTTGCTTGGAAGCATCCATAGTAGATCCTTTACCTATCTTTAGGCTAGCTCTTGCGTCAGCGTGGTCTCTCTTATATTTTTTTGAATGAGCGTATTTACCGCCTGGACTATTATCTCGTACATGTTTAGCACGAGATTTAGCGTTTGTACGATACTGCTCTGTTGAAGTTTTTGCCATGAAGTCTGCTTTGTACTAAGTCTGGATCTACTTGTGGGATAACTCTTGCTAACTTATCTAAAGGACTACCCTCAACAGGTACACCAGTGATGTCATTAGTTTTAAGCCAATCACAAGCTGCTTTTAAATCTTGAGTTGTAGCCTCACCACTTCGGACTCTCCGTAAAAAGTCTTCAGTGACGAGGTTATGTAACTCATTAAACTTGTCTTCAGTAGCCTTCTTAGGGATTACTGATACTTGTTCCATTAATTAAGAAGTTTTTTCTTTACAATTTCTAGTGCTTGATCATCTAACTTATTATCAGTTCTTTTGACATAAGCTTCTAGTAGATCAACAACTAGTTTTTTAACTGAATCCGATTTCAAGAAGGCGAAAAGGATGGGCTTGATTATAAGGACCATTATTCTTTAGGTGTAGGTGTTTGTTTTTTAGGTGCTGCTTTTTTAGCTGCAGCTGCTTTTTCATTTGCTATCTCTCTAGCACTTTTATTAGCGTAAGTCATTTACTAAAAGGATTAAGTTTTTGCCGCCATGTCTTAGGCGGTGAAGGTGGAAGTGAAGCTTGTTTAGCTTTAATCACTTCCTCTTTAAATGCAGCAATAGGTATGATGTCTGAACACATATGGTATACACGTGTTGCTGGTCGTATCATAAACCCTTTCTGTTGAAGTTCTGCACACTTAAGAGCTCTAACTAACTCATAATCAAGCTCCATCTTTGATTGCTGCCTAGCTGCTATAGATTTACAACGTTCAACAATAGAACCATCTAATGGTACCATGAAGTTGATCTGAAACCCCCAGTTCTCAGCTACAGTGTAACTAGATTGAGTCATAGTATCATCGAATGGTGTCGTATGATTACCCATATAGAATGGACTGAATGTCATCGTACTACCATTACAGCTGATATTTGGACCCATTACTTGTCGGCTGGGTGCTCCATTGTTTTGAAATTGTACAGCTTGGTTTGTAACGTTACCAGTAGCAGCAGCAACTGGATTTGAGGTATTCTGTACTTCTGGTTCTGCATAAGCAGGTGTACATCCTATTGCGAGAAGACCGATAAGGAGGTAGTAGTAGCCGTAGTTTCTATTGTTCTTTCGATTTCTGTTACCTCTAGAACTTGACTTGCGGCTCTTGTTACTATCTCTAAGGAGAAGTCTGAACCAGCTGTAGTCATGTTGAATATCGAATCTGAATCTGCGATACCGCCTGACGAGGTGGAGGTATGGGTTATATTGTCCCCACTCCACTTGTTCAATGCTGACCCGTAGGTTGTTATCGTTATGTCTTCTTCTATGTCTTGTTGAGTTGTTGTTGTCGAGTTCATCGACCCCTGGGTGAATTGGGGAGTCACTAACTCTGCTCTCGCTACCGAGGGGGATAACAGTAGGAAGAGTATTAACCATTTGTTCATTCTTCCTGTTTTTTAGCCATTGGACAATTGACGGGACCGCCTTTATCTTTAGAATTACCAGTGGACAAGCCAAAAGTGGCAAGGGCTCCCGTAAACACACTGGCAACGAACGTGATATCCGAGTTGCCAGCTTTCTTAATCATTGGTAATTCTACATAATTCATTGTTATAATGAAACCAGACCAAACAACTACGCCTAATCTGACGAATGTTCCAAGGATTTGGATCTGGTGTTCTTGGTCTTCTGCGGCATCTTTGAGTTTACCGAGGAGTCCTTTTCCTTCCTTTTTTTCTTCCATGCTTCAATGCGTTTGTTCAGTTGTTTCGTTACAAACTTTTTGATTTGTTCAAATAAAGGTTGTGCCAATGTAGTCGTAGCTACAGCTCCTAAAGCAGCAGTAACGGCAGTAACCATTACTTCTGCAGTAGGGAGTGGCATTTGTATATCTAATACAGGTATTTCTAACTTCGGTGCTGGTGGTTGTTCTGTTTTCTCTTCCTCCGACTTCTGTGTGCCCTCTGGACGCTCCAAATCAGCTGGTGGGATGATTATAGGCTTATAGGCTGGAACGTCCGCTGTAGGCGGTTTAAAGTATAGTTGAGGGATATCTAACGGTTTAGGAAGTTTAGGGGGTTGAAGATTTATTTGCAATTAAGAATGCCTTATAGTCTGCTTTGACCTGTGTAGTCCACGCAGCGTTAGTTATTGCTTGTACGTCTGCATCTTCTCCACTGATATCTGTATCAACTAGGTTATCACTTGCATCAAGTGTTCCAGGTGTCAATACTTTTCTATGAAAGGTACGGGTAAGTTCTACACCATCTTTTTTAATGACGGTTGCTTCTCTTACCTGTATATTCCATTTATTAACGACCTCTATTTTATCGTTTTCTTTTGTTTCTGTTAATGCCATTTAGGGAAATTCTCCGAATTAAACAGGTTTATGGCTTAGTTTAGAGACTTGCTAACGGTCTATGCAGAAGTTTGATAGATAACATATCCTGCAAAATTATTACCAGTACCATCAGATGCTGGCATTGCTACTCCATTATCTTTATAGAAATACATGTCATCAGTATTTGTGCCAATATGATAAATTGGTCCGTCTACAATATCTTTGTTCTGATAACCTCTAGCGACACCACCTGTTCCACCTGAACTGTTTGAACTTGTGAAAGGCAGGTTACTTATATATTGTTGACTACTCGATTGAGAATACCAACAAACATTGAAATAGGCATAAACCATATTCCCTATTTTTGTATAACGTCCGATCTGAGTAGCAACTGAACTATGATAAAAGGGATCTGGAGTCCATGAACCTTCCTCATAATCGTCGAGAAGCTCCTGAGTACCTGAACCATTAGTAGGTCCACCAGTAGCAGCAAAGGAAATACCGTGACCAGAGGTTCCTATTATTAGATCGCCATCAGATACTTTTACGTCTCCACCTGATTGGATTTCAAATTTATTAACCCAACTACCACTTGCATAACTTGACGTAACCATTTTACCGTCAGTCGATGCATATTGATACCATTTATCAGCATTATCATCACCCTCATCAGCGTGCCACAATATATCAGCAGAAGCACCTTCGCCTCCAGTTATTTGAATACCATGAGCTTTTGTCTCTAATGTCTTAATACCGTTGTAATAGAGTGATACTTCTGCGTTTTCAGTTCCTTTAATTATATTTTCAGAACCGTCAGCAGAAGCCACACGGAAATCATTTGTATATGTCCATAAAGATCCAGTACCAGTATCTTTTATGAATGAGTTCGATCCGTCATGGTAGATTTCTAGATCTGCTGAATTTCCAAATACACTTTTAACATTATCTCCAAAGAAAAGATAGTTTTCACTATTATCTGCTATTACAGAAGAACCATTTGCCATATTAATAGTGACATCACCAGTAAATGTACCTCCTGCGAGTGGCATTTTAGCTGCAATATCTGTATTGATTGCATTAGCTAGTTTATCTGCTGTAACCGCATCATCTGCTATCTCTTCGGTACCAACAGCATTATTTGCTAGGTGGGCATTATCTATAGACCCATCATTATA